GTCGTATGATGGCATAGTCTTAAAAGATGTGCTGTATTCTTTTAAGTTTTGCATAATAAATCTAAAAGACCCATTTTCAAAGTAGGTTGAGTCAAGGACATCGATGATTGTCTCAGCGAATTTCTTGTCTTCGATCAAAATTTTTAATAGAGACATCTGGTAATTCGTACCTAGATGTCCAAAGTGTTTATCTGTCATAAAATTAATTCATAATGTTTAAAAATAAAAAATACTATAGTTCGTACTGAAGATATCTTGTCTCCGGGTTTGGATCTGCCAAGATTTCAGTTAAATTGTTGAGGATTGTTTTCAACATTGGTCTAATGTCTACAGCGTATCTTACTTTCGGATGATAGTAATGTGCTGGGAAAATCCTTTCAATAAATACATCATCAAATTGTTTAATTTGCAATAAAAAATATTGCTCATCACGTTCTTTTGGATCTTCCACAAACTCGTTATTGGTAAAAAAGTGTAGATTATCGGCTAAATAATCAGAACTTTTTAATTTCAAATCATACGAAATTTCGTCACAAATTTGTTTTACTTCATAGTGTAAATCCATAGATCTTTTTGCTCTAGGATTATGGTCTTTAACAAAAAAATATCTTTGGCAAATAATATTTCCGTCTAAGGTTAATAGGAACTCAAATTTTTGAGCGTCGTCGTTAAATGTTGTTTTTGGCTTGTTCATAAAACTGAATTTTTAATTTTATTTTATTTTAAATTTTATTATTTGTTTATTCTTTTCGATTCTAGTTAATCTAAGAAAAGGATTTAAGAAATTTACCACCGCGTCGTCGCCTTTGGGTAATAAAGTGAAAATACCGTCTTCACTCATCATTTTCATTGCGTTTTTATACGATCTGCCGTCGGTGTCTAAATTTTCGTTAATTAACCCAGTTATACCGACTCTAGCATCATCAGTTAATATTGGTTCGTCTAGTGAAACTATTTCATTATTGATTATGAAAAACTCCTCACCTAATACCCCTAACTTAGTTACACCTGTTAGAAAATTTTGTATTAATTTACTGTGTTTGTCTTGCTCAAATAACTTATCACCCATTTCCCTAACTTCAGACAAAGTTAACTTTTTATTTTGGATTTCAGGGAATAAAGATATCAATGTTTTTAACCCAAGATTTCTGATTCCATATATATTGTCCGAAGGATCACCGCAAAGTATCTTAACAAGTTTTACGTTTTCAACGATAATTTTTTCCTTATCATATTCAACAATATCGTTTGGATTATAAACCTTTTGGTGTGACGGATTATATAATGCAACGTTTTCATTAACTAATTGCATTAAATCTCGATCAGATGAATAAATAATTTTTTTTTCTTTTGGAGATGTTTGTGAATAGTAAGCTATACAGTCGTCAGCCTCACAATATTCGAACTCAGCTTGTCTCACGTATAGCTCTTCTAAATATTGTTTTACCCTATCTCTTTGAGCCCGGTAAGAATGGATCTCCTCTTCGCTTCTAATCCTCTCACGTCTATTTTCTTTATAGAGGTGATAGATTTTCTTTCTTGAAAGAGATCCGTCTTTACCGTCCCAAAAAACACATATTTTATCTAATTGAAAAGCCTCGAAAGACCTTCTAAGAGTGTTGATAAAATGGTATAAACCACCAATGTGTTTTTCCTTGTAGTAATGGTTTTTTAAACCGTGAAACCCAATAGTTAATAGATTATCTCCATCAACCAATAATACGTTAGACATGATGTCTTTAAATTATAAATTAAACAATAACTATTCTGCGTCGTCTACGATTGGTTCGAATTTAATTTCTTCGATACTTTCAACCTTTTCTTCAAATAATGAGCTCAAGTAAGTTAAATTGTCTCTAACATAATCTTCCCTTGATTTCTTTTCTTCCGCAGCTTCTTTTGCTCTCATGAAACCATGTGGGGTTACCATGATTTTACCATCACCGAACTGAATACCATTAACGTGGTTTTTCATAACTGTAATTTTGCTTCTTGTAGCAATAACAACAGTTCTCTTATTCTTTGTGATAGTAATTTTTGTTGTACCAGCATTCTTTTCGTTACCAAATCTAAATACCAATGTTGAATTTAACCAAACCGCTTCACCACCTTTGGCTTTAATTTTTGGTTGACCATACGGATTATCAGGTAATTCAACCCATGGTTGATTAATAATAATTAATGAATTTGTATATGGTTTGTCCGCTCTTCTAGAGCCAGAAATTCTTTGGTTGATTCCTTGACCAATTCTATCAGATAACGCTTTTGCATTATGCATAGTACCACCCTTTCCTTCGAATGACATTTTACACGGAACAGAGCCAACAGAATCCCATAAGAATAATAAATCATATGGTAATTCCCCCTTTTCCTGTAAATCAAGTAGTTCATTCATGAAATCTGTAATCTGTTCAATATAATCAAAATCATTCTTAAAAATAAAATCTCCAGAATAATTAACTTCACCTGTAGATTCATCGACCACTTTTTCAACAGGAATACCCATGATACTAGCATGATCGAAATCAAATTTCTGTTCAGTGATAATAAATACTGGTAGCATACCCTTCTTAATCGCGTCTGAAGCCGCACCTAATAACGCTGTAGTCTTACCGGTATCTGAGTGACCAAGGAACATATTAATATGTCCTAAAGCTGGCCCCGGTAATCCAGTCGCATCTAGAAAGGCATCACCTAAATCTAGAAACCTATCTGGTTTGTATGTCGTTTTGCTAGAAAACTTTGAAGTTATACTAGAAATCGAAAAATCTTGTTTCTTAATAGCCATATTTTTTTTGTTTTTTTAATTGTTGTGAAAAACACTCTCAGAAACTAATTGCCTCCAAGAGTGTCTTTAATTAATTAGAACGGTAGATTTTCGTCCTCCGCGTCATCTTCTTGTGGATCAACAACCGGTGCGCTTGACGCATTCGGTGTTAATAACATTTCAGCTTCTTCGCCATACACCCATTTTTTGATGTCATTATTCCATCTTGGTGTATATCCTTCTGCGATACCTTGTAGGTACTCAACAGGTTTCATTGAATACGCTTCCCTCCAAGTCATGGTATTTCCTAACCATGTTGCTTTTTGTTCTTCATTAGTACTAATTGGTGATTTATCATCAGGAATTACACTTGTGATTGCTGTGTACTCACCACCCATTGGGTTTTTAAGAACAGACAATGTAATTGTCAAATCTCTACCATTTTCAGGATCTGAGATATCTTCATTCTTAGCCTTAACAATATCCATGATTTTGTTGTAAGCCCCATCATTTTTAAGACTGTGTTTGATTCGCCAGAACTTTACACCATCTTGTTCATTATCTCTGTCGATAACTCTTAAGATATAGAATTTTCTAGCACGGTATTGACCAGCTAATTTACGATCAGCTTCGCTACCGGTCATTTTTAATGCATCCGCAACTTCATTTAATGGTGATTTTTCACCATCTTGTGCTGGATCATATAATTTTACCCATTTTTTGTCGACTTGAATTTCGTGGAAGTACTTTTCCGTCCAAAATAATTGCTCACCTTCTGCTGGTGGTAGAATTCGAATTCTTTTCATTCCGCTAGTTTGTCCTTTTGGTAGGATTGCTGCGAAATACATTTTTAATCGTTCTTCTGAACTGATTTTCTGTTGTGATGTGTTTGACTTAGTGTTCTTTTCGTACTGAGCCAATGCTGCTTGTAAAACGTTAGACATGATTTAAAATTTAAATGTTAATAATCTTATAAACAAATATAAACAAAAAAACCCAGATAAAAAAATCTGGGTTTAAGTATTTTTAAAAAAAGTCTTTTTATTATTCTAGGGTCAAAAGATATGCTAATTTATTGATACTAGCTAACATTTCATCTCTAATGTTTAATAAATCGGTATCATTTTCTTTAGAAAGCTCAGCTGACATACCTATTAACTTTGCTTTAGCGCTTTGTAAAAATTCCACAATGCTAACCTCAGCTAAATTTTCAACCGTTATTGTTTTACTTTCTTCTTGTAGTGTGAATCTACCGTGTTTACCCATATAAACTTCAACAAAACTATCAATTAGTCCATCTAAAGTACTATAAGTGTCGCCAAAAGCAATATGTCTAGCGTACCCCTTTGTTTGCCAATGGAGTATCCTTAATTGGAACTGTGTCTGTAAAAAGAAATTAATATTGGAATCTAGGTTCTTGTTCATCATTGGTATATGGATTAAATGTTTTTGATAATGTTTCTTTTGAATAGTTTTCTACATCATTTTTAGTTAAAACATATTCATTTTTACCACTTGCTCTCATTTCGTCTTGTTTGTGTGCGAAGAATTCTTGTGGTTTTTCGTTAAATGGGTATGAATCTAATGAACGCATTTCTAATTTTTCTTGTGGTGATGTTGGTTTCATTTCTTCAACTCTAGCACCTAATTGATCGATTTTACTTAAAATACTATCCATACTAGATAATTTTGTTTCCAAATCATCTAATTTAGAAAATACGTCATCCATTTTTCTAATAACATCTCCGTTTTCTGTTTTTGATTGTTCTAATTCGCTTTTGATGTTTTTAGTCATATTAACTAAATCTGTAACATCAACCTCTTCAGTGCTTTCAACAGAAGAGTCCATAACAGGACCTGGTTCCAAACCCACATCCATCCCTGCGGCTGGATCTGGTGCTGGAGCTGGTAATTCCTCCTCAGGACTAGGTAATGCTGGAGGTAACGCCGCCTCTTGCTCATTGATCACATAAAGTGATTTTGCGTTTTTGTTGATAGATTTAAATCTACTGATTTCTTCTAATAATTTTTTTTCTAGCATGATGTTAGTCTTGTAATAATTGTCTACCGTCTTCGGTAACATATTTTTTATTTATTCTTTCTACAATACCGTCTTTTGATCTTATGATATAGCATTCCCCGGTTTGTAAATCACATTCTTCCCTTTCCATTTCGTTTTTTGACACTGGTTTTGAGATTTTTGGGTTCAAAAACTGGTCAACTGAATTATTTATTTTGTTCATAATTTTTAAATGTATATCAATAAATATTATAAAAATGAGTATTTTACTGAATTAGTCTAAAATAAACTATATCACCCTCATTTAATTTTAGTTTTTTCATTAATATTGTGTTCATAGCAATACCGTAGTTACCAATTGTTTCTGGTGGACCAACATGTACTGGACCAATATAAGTGCTAGTATTCACATCTAACACCGGTTGTAGTGTATATGCTGTGTTAGTCTTAGGATTTAAGAACTCAGTTTTATAACTAAAAATAACTTCTTTATTTGTTTGGTTCACATCTAACCTTACTGAATAATATTCATTAAGACTACCTTTAATATCACCCCAAGTTTTTAATATATTTGGATTAGAGTTTAACCCGGATATTAACAACATTTTTTCTTTATCATCTATAGGGTACGAAGGTCCACCCATTCTAACCACAGCCGCTCGTAACCATTTGTCATTTGCGGATTTTTCAATGTACTGTATATATTTTTCTTCTTTCCCGCTATACTTAACACCATTAAACGGTATTAAATTTTTATGGAACCCATTTTCTTTAATAATCATTTTATCTAAATCTTCACCAGAAACTGCGTTACCTGGATTGATGTTAGCGTTTTCATTATTTTTTAATAATATAGTTTTTTCAGTTTGTACTTGATTGTTAGCATATTGTTTCTTCTTGATCGCCGATGATAATACTCTACTGAATAACGGTCTGTAACTGGACATAAATGAATTTTCCAGGTTAGGTAACATGCTATTTGATAAACGAACCCCAGTTAATGATGTTTGTATTGTGTTCTCACGAATTTGGTGTGAAACATCAAAAATCATATAGGTACCTTCAAACATTGGTACATTCGCTAAGTAAAAATACATAGTTGGTTGCATCATCACGTTACCCATCATGGTAATTGTACATTGATATGATGCTGTTTTGTATATATCGAATAAACCAATATCTACCTGATGACTACCACCACCACCTTGTGATCTAGCCAATCTTTCTTGAGCCACAGCACTTTCTGTGGTGTTCTTATATGTGCTTTGGTCTAAAGATATTTCTTTAAAAATACCTTGTCCAAAATCACCGAAGTTTACTTCAAATGAAACCACTCTATTGGATTTAGATAAATCCGCATCCATGAATATTTTTGGTTCAACAAGTAATGGGTTGTTTGTTGAATCTTTAATATCAAAAGTATCATTATTGAATCTATATTCTTTACTAACCCTACTCATGTCAAGATACTTAGACACACCATTTACATATTGTAAAATAATTTTTGGTGAAGAATCTTGATAATCAACATCTAAATGTGTTCCAAATAAAGTTTTAGCTAATCCCTTTGATGGGGTTATTTTCTTTTTATTTGTTGAATTAGTACCATAAAAATTAACATATGCAGGTAACGGCCTCATATCGAAGTTCGTACCTTGTATTAATATTGATATTGCACTATATAAATCTATCTTAATATTTTTTTCGTCAGATAATGATATTAACCTTTCTAATGAAATGTATGCATCATCACCAATGTCTCTATTTGCCCTATCTAAAAATAAGAACTCATCCATTAAATGTCTTTGACCTATCGCATTACCAGCAATCCACTTATCATTAAAAGATTTAAAGAATTGGTATAAATCTAATTTAGTTGTTTTAGCCTCATTAAACCCATGATAAATTGAAACCTTACCCGGTTGTTTACTTGGCGACAATCCATTTAGTTTTGGTATGATGTTATCAAGATAATCTAACAATCGTTTATCTTGTTTTCTTACTATCTCGTCTTTAATGTATGTAACAAATGTTAAGTTAGTTGGTGTGAAGCCTGTTGATATATCTCTATTTGATTTCACCCAACCAGCATATATTCTAGCTAGCTCTCTATGATCATAAATGTTTTGTTCATTAAGTTCAATGTCGTTTACTTGGAAGAAATTTAAATATAAGTTGTTACTTATGTTTGAATATGTTGACCCAGTAATATTGTAACCCACAAACAACTCAATTAATTTTAAATTTTGTTGTGTTACTTGAGTTGATTCAAATTGACCTGTAGAATAATTTTCACTATAACCCGCAAATCCAGATAAAACATAATTGTCGATCTGTCTTGGATTTCCAATAGTTAATTTTTTTAGATTTACATTTTCTAAAATAGATTTTGAAATTTCTTCTAAATTTTTTGTTTGATTTTTAGCGACATTGATTTTGTGTTCGTCTTTTGAAAAATCAATATTATCCATAGGTAAAGAACATATAGCTCTAAGTAATCCTTGGAATGTATTATAATTCTTATAGTTATTTGCCGAATCCAGTGTAAAATCTAAAGAAGAAAATTCTAAAAATTTTTGTTCCATTTCATCTAACAAATCTGGACTGAATACCGATATTAAATCAAAAAACTTACGTTGTTCACCAATTAATGAATATGTTCCATTAACCGTTTTAAAACTTTCATTATATTCAGGTAAATAGAAAACACTGTATGGTGTTAAATCAACATACATACCCGGATTATCAAAAATTATTTTAAACGAATCTTGTACAAAACTATTAAAGTTGTCACCTAGATTTATTGCACTGTCATATATCTGTGCTGAAGGTAAGATTGTATATCTTTTATCTAACGCTTCAAATTTACTATTATCAACAAAAGAACTAATTGAATACCCTGGGCTACCTATTGCGGCGTTAACAGAATATTTTGTGATTCCGCTTGTAATAGTGTTAGCATATAAGCTTGCGGCATTTGTTGTGCTTGCAGCCATTTCTGTAAATCCGGAAGGGTTATAAAAACTATATCCGTTTACAATTTGATGAAAAATACCAAAATAATATGGTGATATTCCAATATACTGATTTGAATTATATGTCACACCACTCATTGAGGGTGTGATCCCACTTAAGTTAAATGTTGTATTTGTTCCGTTATCGAAAAATGTACTTCCGTTAATTGGGGTTGTCGCGCCACTTATAATATCAATACCGTCTCTAAGATATGTTTTATATCTATGGTATTGTGCCCCCCATTTTAATATTAAATGATTTGGTATAAAGTGTGACGCACCTACTTCTTTAAATAAAGAAGACATTAATATCGTCTTACCATTAAAATCAATCAAATCATCCATTTCTTTAAACGGTAATGAATTAAGTAATAAGTAAGCAGAACCAACATATCTATTTGCGACACCACCCTTAAAGAAGTCATTATAAAGTTGTTTATGGAAATATGGTGTGTTTAATAAATTTTCATAAAAATCTAAAACGTCTCCAGTTTGTGTTATGGCATTTAGTTTTATTTTATTCGAAAAGATATTTTTAGTAAAATTACTATCAACCCAAGCATCCGGTTTAATTGGTGAATTTATAAATGAATTATTTTTACCAACTGTTAAAATGTCTTTATATTCATAATCTGAGTTACTTAATTTCTTACCAATATATGTTTCATATAAAGCTGAATTAAAAGGGAACTCGTTTAATCTGTATGGCTCAATCGCATATTTGTTTATCGATTCTTCTTGTAGTTTTGTGTAACCAGAATCAGCTGCGCTGTTAATGTCAGATGTATTAAAATCTATTAATTCAAAATCTTTATCCACAAGCTCCTTAATATAGTCAGTTGTTGATAATCTATTTTGGAAAAACGGATACCTCTCTCTGGTAACTAATTTGTTTGTTAAGATTTCAGTACTTTTGATTTCCTTACTTAACACATCTCTAATGTCGATGTCATTTTCTAAAGAACTTTGTATTGTTTCAAGTTCATTAGTTACGATTTCATCTAAACCTTTTCCGTAATCAAAATTATTGTAAGAAGTGTTATAAAAAGCCCTTTCATATATTTCGTACAATAAATTAAGTATTGATTTGTTTGTGTATGGAATAACGTTATTTATTTTGAATAACGAGCTAACACTTTTAACATTTCTTTTATCTGGATCATTATCAAAAACAAAAGATAAATCCGATGAGGAAATTTCCTTACCAGATAATGGGTCAACTCTTTTTGTTGCGACGCTATTATATGTTTCAATAAATTCAACTTCTGGCCAAAGACTAAAATCGTCAGCTTTCGTTTCTTTAACAATAGCCGGATCTGCAGGATAAAACGAAACATTAGTTTCGCTATTCTGTTTTTTAAGTACTTCAGGCCAAGGATAGAAGGATTCTTTAGATTTTTCTAGCATTGGTATTCCAGCTTTCCTATCATTTGCTTTTTGTATAGCTTTACTATGGACATCTTTCATTAATCTAATGTAGGTGTCAGCATTTGCTAGAATTACCGCAAAAATATTTCTAATTGTTGGTTTAAAACCAAACCCACCTAAATTTGGATCTGGATTTGAGATGATTTTATTCATCTCTTCTTCAATCTTTTTTTCTACATCATTTCTACTAGTTATGAATGTTGTCTGAATCGATTTAATCGCGTCAACTAATTTTTCAATAGCAACACCATACGTTGAGCCTTCGAAAACATAAAAGTCATTAATATTTCTTACCTTATCTACAGATATTGGTGTTGTTTTTAATGGATTTTTACCTTTATTAGTTTTAATCTCTTTACCGAAAGCCGTATTCTTTTCTGCTTTCGTAATAAAATCATTTATAATAGATTGTAAAGATAATTTATCATCCTTACTTGTGATAATTTCAGCGCTAACCGGTCCGTTCGATACTTTTGTTTGATCATTAATAGCTTTTCTAAGTCTATAGTATCTGTAAATTTTATTTGTACCATCTGGACCTGGTAATTCTTCTGATTTTATTTCAGTCTCTTGGGAGTTTAAGTTTTTATTCGCCCACGCTTGAACTCTTCTTTCAAAAGAATCTAATAATGTGTCATATTCAGCAACATCCGTTAAAACGCCTGGGTCAACAGTTTCGGAAAATAACTGAGTTTCAATTATCTTGTCTAGACCTTTTGCGGTCATTAATAAATCTCTTAGGGTCTTAACCGGGAAATCCTTATCAATGTAACCCTTAGCTTTATAATCACTGTATACTGAACTTAGTATTGAATATCCTTTGGTTGTCTTAGATATTTTTTTCTCAATGAACCCAGTTTTTTCATTTACACGGTATGGATCATTTTGCTTTTCAACCATATACATAAATGGTGCATTTACTGCATTCTGAAAAAGAATGTCATTTAAAAATGCATATGTTGATCCAACAAACTTAGTTGTTATTTCAAAGTTACCATTGCTACCATTAAACTTAGATTTAAAGTCAACTAGTTGTATTCTATATCTAATTGCTTTACCATAATAACCTTTTACTGTTAAATAGAATATAGGCCATGGTTGATGAAAGAATGCTTTGTATGGTGAATTTTCAGGTGATTCAAATAAAGTTTTACCTCTAACGTCAACAAAATTAATTGATATTTGTGGAATGTTATTAGCACCTTTAACAACAATACTAACACTTTCAATCCCAAATGTTTGTGCTGTAGGGTCGTAAACAGTATTACCTCCGGTAGTATTATTTTTACCTATGTTGTTGTTTGAAACAAAAGTTTCAGTCCAATTAGTATCGAAATTATTTTCGAACTCATTTTTGTCCCCTTGATTTCTTAATAAGTTGAAAGTACCCTGAGCAACACTTGTTAGCGGATTTTCTTGATTATCTGCATAGAAAGTAGTTCTTGGAACCAAATCTGCTTCCAAGTTAAGATACATAACTAAGTTTTCATGATCAACAAGTCTTGTTTGGATTTGACCATTACTATCAACGACACTATTTGGGTCGACATGTATAATGTTTTGTTGATCAACTCTAACTAATATGTTTTCATTTTGATTTATTCTATCATTCGCCATAATATAGCTTGTACAATTCTACGTTCTTTTTATAATCTTGTAAAGTGTTAATCAGGGGAAACGGTATCCTGATAATAGAATTGTCTGGTATCTCAAATTCTAAAGAACCTAGTGTTGGGTTAGCTAACATGATTAACCAACCAAAAAGAGGTGTACTGTAATATTCCTGAGACATTTTATCCAACCTATCTTTACCCTTTTTATATTTTGTAAATTTATCAGTTGACCTAATAGGTATTTCTATACCAGGAACAATTTTATGTTCACCATTTTCACTAAAATATTCATATCTATTAAAATACTGATTCATTATTTAATTGCTTTAGAAAAATTTAATTTTGTGCTTGTTGAAGAATCTTTAGTATTATGAATTTTTCTTAATATCTCTTCTTTAGCAGAATCTATTGTTCCGGTTGTGTAAGCATACGGTTCAAGTTCTTTTTTTATCTCAACGTTTTTAAATTTAAACTTTTTGTCTTTTGGTTCTGTTAAATTATTTGACACAAACCTGTCTAACCTTCTTTCGATTTTTTTGATTGTATTGTTGTCAAATAAGTCTTTATCTGGTGAACTAGTATATGCTGTCTTTATTTTATCGATTTTATCTTTAATAATAAATGCTAATACCTTTTTATATTGTTCATTAGTTATTGATATTGATTTAAAATCAAAAGTTGTGTCTAAATCTTCTGAAAACATACCATGCTTCTTATTGAATAAATCAACAACTTTTTCATATTGACCATACATCTTCGAATTGTCAAAATTAGTTAACGATTGTGCTGTAACAACTTCTTTATCTATTTTAGCATCAATACCCGCCGTTGTTATAATAAAGTTTAATTTATCTATTTCGCTGATAAATTTATCTCTAGCTTGTTCAACCGAAGCAATTTTCTTATCGTCTCTAATTAATTTCAAATATTCTGTAACTTGTTCTTTGATTAAAGAATCAATAATTTTTCTGGATCTATCATATTTTGATGAATCCGTTTGAATATCTAAATCAAAGATAATATTATGGTCTGATGATTCAGTTTTTTGTAAAAAACTTTTTTCAAATTCAGTAATTGTATTTATGAAATCATAACCCATTTGATACTTACCAAGCATACTAATATCTATAGAACTACCTGACGAATCATTAATAGCTAATTTATTGTTAGGTCTATATAGTGGAGATACAAATAATGGTAACATTTCAACACCATAAGTTTTTTGTAACTCATTATATGTCTCACCAAATATTTTAAAATAACCATTAGCCCCATCAATAACTTCTTTTATATTTTCGTTGTAACTAAGTTTATTATCTTTTGGTGTTCCGATGTACTTTCCATTAATTGGTGTGTCTGGTGATACTGATGTTGTTGGCGTTTTAGGTGTTTCAGAAATGATAAAAGATTCTAAAAAGTCTTTTCTATATTTCGCCATTTCATCTTTAGTCGTTGCATCAGCTCTATAGTCATATATTTCTGTATTCGCATAGAAGTTTGAACTTAATGCGTTTTGTAATTTAGCAACAGGCTCTTTTAAACCTTGGCCACCAATAAATGTGATTTGTAATGATACGTCAGCAATCATTGGTTGCATACCAATACCTTCTGGGTTAATATCCCAAGTACTATTTTCAAAACTAATATTAACGTTAGTTATGATAATTTTTGAGTGATAAAAATCCCCAACTCTTAGTACACAAATAGGTGGTGGGCCAAAAGTTGTGTTTCTAGCTTCACCACTATAATCTGTTTCACGTCCTAAACCTTTTACCGGTATGGTGTCACCAGGTCTTACACATTGTTGTAAGAAAGTTAAACGACTGTTTAATCCTTCCGGCGTCATTGAGTGAAATGCTGGGTGAAAATATTTTAATTTATCTTTTAAATTACCAAAAACAACCGGATCGGTTTCTTCCAATTTCTTAAAATAAAAACATTCTGATAATGTCTTCATGATAATTTTCTTAACCTGATCTAAAGGTGGTTTTCTATTTTTTTCCGTTCTGGTAACAATTATATCTGTTTTACCAGGACTAATATTTGTAACATCGTTAGTTTTTACAGGCGGTATGTCTGCAGAAGGTTTTCCAATTGTTAAGATTTCTAATTCAGCTGATCTGCAATAAAATGTTATTGGTGCGTATTTTTTTAAACCACCAGTATTTTTTATCTCTTGATTACTACAATCGTATTCATCATTAACTTTAGCGTTTTCACCTTTGTTAACAAATTTCAATTCAATTTTTCCTGTAAAATCTTCACCATATCCTAAGTCTTTAAGTTGCACAACAACGGACTCATCTGTTTGAGCTGGGTTGGAATTTAATTGACCTATAGTTGTTTTCCAATAACCTTTTTCTGGAAGATTAGCTGGAAAAGAATTATTATTGGATAATGTTTTAAGAACGTATTTGAAAAGACTATCCGATCTTCTGTATGATAACTTTATGTTATATGTGTCATCAGCAACAAATGATGTTGTTGATGTAATATTAATTGTAATTGTGTCAATTTGATTCTTACTTATTAAACCTTTAATTTCGGTTAACGTTTCAGTTAAATTAGCAACGGTTGCTTCTAATTTATCAAACCCAGCAATAATTTCATTTTTTTTCTGGTCTATTAATTGCGTATTTGTGTAACCAGCGTTTCCAATTGTTGTTGGTGTTGCTGAACCGAATATCACAATTCTATCCGCAATATTGTTTGCAGTGTTAACCGTTAATATTTTAGTTAACTCAGTATCTAGTTTTGTTAAAAATGTTGGTTTATCTTTAATATAACCTTCATAAACACTTAAGTAATCTTGACTAGCATATAGTTCGTTCTTAGGTGTTGGTATGTCATTTGGAAAATAGATACTATCGTTAAATGGTTTTACCGATGGTCCAGGATCACCCTGTCCACCACCAACTTCAACTCCTTTGTCAATAGTTTGTTCTCCAGCGATTGATTTGAATGATAAAACATCTGTAGTGTCTTTTGTTTTACCATCTCTATAATATTCTAAATAACCTTTTATTAGTTCAAGGTCACCTCTCTCCAATGTTGTGTACTTTCTAACTAATGTGTAAAAATCAACATCTTGGCAGCCAGCAAAAAACGCACTTAAATAGTTTTCCGCTTCTTGGTCACTTATATCTTTTATTAATAAGTTTAAAATGCTTGGATGATCCACAACAACTTTAAATGATACGGTTCCAGTTCTTTCAGTATTTTGATATGTGTAAACAGGTTCTGGTCTACCAATGAATTTATTACTATCCCAGTTAGCTGTACTTACCTCATTAACTTTTAAATCATATGGTGGAAACCACATAACTCTACCACCGTTTGAACCTCTTTCACAAATTGGTAAATCTTCAACTGTGAATCCTGGTTTGTTTGATGTTTTCCAAGCCAAGTTTTCAATTGAAAACATATATTTTTTAGCTTTACCTGTTATTGGGTCTACACCTGTTTGTTCAATGTTTGTTGAGTCTTTAAAACTTCTTTGACCATTAGACATTGGAGCAATGTTTAAATTCCATGGTGTTGAAATTACACTGTCCTCAACCTTTCTAATTAACCCAGTTCTTTTCATTGTGTCAGAATAGTTCATGTAAGCCCTATCCTTAGTCCAAACTCGACAATATTCAGTACCGTCTTCAGAACCAGTTGTTTTATTAACATATTTTATTGCAGAACCCCTAGAGAAAAATACATCACCCTCTTTGAATATTCTACTTGTTTGATCAATAGCATTACCAACGTGTGATCTAGATTGTGCACCGTCTAATGGCATTGAATTTAATAATTCTTGTGTTTTTGCTAATATCGAATCTTCCCTGAATGCAGTTCTGTTTGATAAACTTTCTTCTAATTTAGATCGTTCACCGTTATATTCTTTATTGTTAGCACCTAATTTGTTTTTAGAGTTTTTACTATACCAAGTTAATTTACCTGATATTTGACCACCCTCTGAAATATTTCTTTCATTTTGAAAATATCTAGCTTGAATTGGGTCAAATAGTAATGATAAGTAATATGGACTTTTAACGATATTACCGTTAAAATCTGATGTTGCATAAATTGCGTTCTCAGATCTATCATCACCAATATATGCATTACCTCTAGGTGCTTCAACACCAAGTACGTTTTTAATACCTTGAGCTATAGCGCCAGGGAAATTAAATAATTTACTTGATTGTTGTGATCTAGCTGTTGTTGTATAATCTGGTTTATATGTTGAATAGGATAAATTATCGTGTAAATTCTGCTTTTGTCCACTACCCATGTATTCATACATTATATCGGACGGCTTGCTAGATAATTTAGGTCTTCTTTTTATTCCGACTAGTGAACCAAGGACACCAGTTACGTCCTGTAGAATCGCCCCAAATTGAGTTTTAGGTTCTGGTCTATTAACAACAGGGTTTGCTGGGTTTGATAAATAATCGCCAGGAATCTCCGAAAAAGGAAATTCTACCCCAGCAACTGTTTGCACAAAATCAATAATTTTACCTGGTATTGTGCTTGCTACAGTTATTTTATAATTTTTTTCAACTAAGCTTTCTTTACCTCTAATAATATTAATTGCTGTAGACGTGTTACCGTTTATAGCGTCTAATACTCTTAATCTACCTAATGTTGCTGTTTCTAAATTTTGTCTAATTCTTGCTTGAACTGGACCTTGAGGGTTATCGTTTAGAAATGTGTTTGAGAATTGTGCTAACTTTGATTCAAATTCATAATTTGATGTGTTTAATGCACCAATTAAACTTCTACCTAAAACATCTTGTGTTCTAAAGTATGGGTATAAAGATAAATTACCTAATGATGGTATTGTTGTTATATCTTCTATAATAACAAACTTATCACCATCTTCAGGACCGAATCTATTAATTGCATATGAATTTCTTAATAGATTACTTCTATCATAAACATTATTGGTAACAACGTCACCATTATCTGTATTTGAAAAACTGTTTGTGTTTTGTACTGAATACGATGTTGAACTAAAAGTTTGTGGACCATTAGGTGCTTGTAATGTCTTTGATAACAAAGCATCTCTAAAACTTTTTGTATTATTAAAATCTAAATTTGACATCTATTCTTTTATCTAATAAATAGACAAATTATTATTTTATTATGTATAAGTCTTTTCTGATTTGGTAATACTATTGATAAAATCAGCTCTGGCTTGTGGATTTTTCATAATCTCATCAACAACCAAACTAGCTAATTGTGAGTTATTACTATTAACATCTAATTTTATGTTTATTGCACCAGTAAAATCTCTTAATAACGGTTCAATAACTTCTTTAATTTTTTCTTTAATCTCAGTACCCTTTTCAATAACACCTTCCATTGATGGTAATTCAAGATCTTTTACTTTTTCTATAACAGAAGTTTTTATTGAAATTATAAGATCTTTTATCTCAGGGGTTAATACGCTATTTAGTTGTTCCGCAACATATTCTTTTGTTTTACCCATACTTTCAGCGGCTAAATCAGCGGTTCTACTAACAATTTGACCGGTATTGTTTTGTCCTGGATTTATTTTTTCCATGAATTCCGCAGCTTTTTTCATACCATCTGAAGCTAAATCACCAACTTTGGTTTTTCTAGTATCATCCATCATCCTTAAATAAATCGCGGTAGCAACATTTAAAATTCTTGTTGTTTCGTTAAATTGGCTCCTAGCAATATCTATTGGTTTTTCATTATCCATCCTTGCTTGTAGTTTTTGGAGTTCAACTACTTGATCGCCAGATAGTTGATCTAAACCAACAAAACCATCTTTAATGTTTTTTAACCCTAAACTATCAATCATGTTTTTTGGTAGGTCAAATCCAACTCTACCATCTTTCATCGTTGCTAAATTAGATACAAATTCTTTTTGGTCTGGTGTTACATCTGGGAATATATCTAACTGGCTCATAGCTTCAAATTTTGCCGCGCCCTTGACTGCCATATTAGCCAACTCACCCATTGATATACCTAAAGCGTCAGACATAGCTTTAGCTCTTCTTAAATTAACACCAGTCACTTCAAATCGACCTTGTTCAGCATTGTATGTTGCTAAACTTCTAGCAGCACCAATTATACTTGTTTGTAATGATTCAACATTGTTCGTTGCATCGTACATTAATTTTATTGGGTCAGCTAAATCACCAAAAGCACCACCAACAACTTGTAAGTTTGCCGCTAAATTAATTGCACTTTCTGGATCATAAAGTTTTTCAGCAACTTTAAATGTATCATCAATATTGATTTTAAGCGCTTGCGCTTCTTGAACCATTTTACCTAAACCTTTAATACCATTTTGAAAACCGTATTGGTTAAGTGTTCCTAAATTTTTAATTAATGTTTCAGACGTTGCTTTTGCGCTTAAACCTAATTTAACAGAATCTAAACCAATTTCCGTGATAGATTTTGAAGCACTATCTAATCCAATTCCAACATTTCTGAAGTTCTCAGCGTTTTCTAATATAGTTCGGGATGTTTTTGTGAAAGCTAATGAGGCTTGCATTCCAGCAGATATCGTATCTTCGGAGTATATTGCCATCCTTTCACCATTCTCCATTAATGATGTTACCGCACTTATAGTGTCATCAGTCGCAACGCCAAACTCTTGTGCGCTTATCATTGCTTCCCTGATTGAATCTTGCATAAACATTGCAACATCCCCAACATAACCACCAGCGCCTCTAACTCTTTCTATTAATTCTTTGTCAAGTGCAGCAAGATCACCAATAATAGCACCAGCAGCATCAATACCGCTATTTAGTATTCCGGTCATAAGTGTAACCGGATTAAATGATGCTGAATCCTGCACCCCTTTAATGATCGCACTCGCAGTTGAAGTACTAATTCTAGCAAGATTATTAACTTGTTGGTCAATAAACCCTTGACTAATCGCGCCTATAACACCAGATCCGCTAGAAGAAGCTGACGATGATGCGCGAGATGCCTTAGCACCAATTTCGGAAATAGCTTTATTATACCTGTCCGCCGCTTTTTCTGCGTCGTCATTGTCTATTCCAAGCCCTTTTAAATAATCTAAAAATTGTTTCCTACTATCTGGCATAATGCATCACTAATAATAATATAAATAGTTTTATTCACTGTTTTTCGTGATAATACCTACAATATTATTTCTTTCGTGTATTGGTAGTATTAAAATGTCCCTATAAGTAAAGCCTTTACTGATTAGGAATAATGTGGTTTGTATCTGATTTTCCTTATATGCCATAGAAGGGACGAAAAAAGTCCACCCCAAAGTCAACCAAAACTGGGACCTTTTCTCCTGACGGGGCGATTACATCTACTATTAACTCTAAACCTGGTTTATTTTCAGATACAAATTTTTTGAATTCTAACGAATCTTTAATTGGTAAATTTTGAATGAATTGATAAATTGTCATTTGATCTCTTTGACCATCAACAGATTTAATCATCATTTCAAGCTTTTTGGTATTCAATGGTGCAACACTTGTACCACTAGATTCCTTAATTGCTTGTAATTGTTTTTCTTGTTCATTTGTTATGAATTTGAAAGTTACAACATTTTTTGATTTTGGCAAAACATATTCATATTCACCATTCGCATCAGCAACTAAATTAAAATCTTTAATTTTTAAAACTGATAAGTCAACTTGTGCGTCAAATCGTTTTTTTGTTGCAGGATCTGTTAAAGATACCGAATATTCAGTACCAAAAGCAGTATTTCTTAAAAAGATTAAAATTGCTTGTTTATCTTCTTCAACTAAATCTTCTAAAGAAATTTCTTTATCTAAAATTTTTCTTCTTAAAAGTTCATCCACAACGGTTTCAGATTGAATTAAGTTGGGAGACATTAGTATGTTTTCGTCAGCAGCTGTTAGATAAGCCACTCTTAGTGTTTTCTTCCCATTTGCATAATGAATACCTTGTGAAGGTAGTTGAACTACATCATATGCTATGCTCGGATCAAAATTTTCCATAATATTATTAATTTAGTTTATTTCTAATATAAGTATAAAATAATTAAAAGTCAACTTATAACGTTCCACAAGGAACGATTAAGACAACTTATTGATATTCAACAAAATAAAAAGCCCATCTCTAGTTGAGACAGGCTTTAAAAAATATAAATCTAAATAATTAATAAACTTGAATACATCTATCCATTCTCAAAGAAGCATCAATTGTTGCTAATTCATCTTGAGAGTAGTTCAATTCACCAAAATTTAAAGTAGTTAGAAAACAACCTTCTAAGATCCATTTTTCAACTACAACCCCAGTTGGGTCTAACATTTCTAATTCTACGTTCTTCTTATACCCAGCAGCATATCCCATTCTACCAGTTACAGATTCAGCGTGAAGACGGAACCATTCCATCAACGCCTGCGAAGCAGATGGTCCAATCGGATCTTTAAATGTAACTTTGATTTCTTCCCAGGTAAATCTACCTGCAACATACGTTGAGGTATTCAAGAAAGGTATTTCAGTTGAATTGATTTTTGCACTAGGACGAGATGTTGACGTTACATACCACTCATTAATACCCAAAGATGAAGGAAATCTAAGGATAAATCTATTTTTTCTTTTCGGTTCGTAAGGAACCGGCATTTTCATTAATAAATCTGCCATTGTTATTTAAATTATGTTTTTTCTTTTATTCTATTATAAATATGTCAAATAAATAAATAAATTTTTCAAATTATTTGACTTTGTCATTTTTTTTCCTTAGCTTTTTGCATAATCGCTACTAAATACTAAATACTAAATACTAAATACTAAATACTAAATACTAAATACTAAATACTAGTTTCTAAATACTAATTACTATTTTCTAATTTCTAAATACTAATTACTATTTTCTATATACTAAAACTAATTAATAAATAATAGGGTGAGTTATGTTTTTAACCCACCCCATTAATTTTTTATATGTTTTCGAACGATGCTCCAGTTGGAGTAATCACGAATTCAACATCAATGAATTCAAGAGCTCTTGTTGGTTTAACAAAAATCTTACCTCTTAAAGTGTTTGCATCAATGTCCTCAGGATCATTTGAAACAGTTACACGGAAATCGTAAAGACCTCTTTCTTTCTTAATTGATTCAAGAATTGGATTAACCAATCTCAAGAATTCTTGTCTAACTTGCTCATCATTTTGTTCAAACAATAATCTAACTGCAACAGCTGAAATTAACTTTCTAGCTCTCAACAATAATCTTCTAACGTTGATTCTATCTAACGCTGACTCTCTAACTTGAAGTGTTTTATTACCCCAAATAATTGTTCCAGTGTCAGAAAAAGTTGCAATTGGGTTGATTCTTGCTTTGTACAAATCATCTCTTTCGTCAAGAGTTAATTTTTTACTTGCTTTAATTGCATTAACTAAACCTCTTGAATAACCAGCTGGTGCGAACCAAGGGAATGAAACATTATCAGTTAAAGCGATATTCTTCAATACCTCACCTGTTGGTGGAAGATATAATTGAGTTGCGTTATCTGTGTCTCTTACTTGAATCCAAGGCCAGTAAGTTGCCGAATAGTTAGAGTCAATTGCTAAATCTTCTAATGCTCCAATAACTTCATCTGAACCTGTAGATCCACTGAAATTAGGTGCGTTAATAACATATAACGAATCCGCTCTATCATTTTCAATAATATCGATCGCTTGATTTACAAGTGAACTATGGCCACTCCAGTTAATTCCAGGTGTTGCGAATAAGTTAATATCCACAGCTTCTGGATTTGCAAATGTCTCGATACCAGCTAAATAAGCATAGTAATCAGAGTTACCAACATTAGCATCAAAAACACCACTAGCAACGTTAGTTAAGTAAGTTGTTTTACCAAAGATATATGCATCACCATAAGTTCTAACATTTCTATAGATATCCCAACCATCAAAACCACCAAATACTGGCATTGTGAATTTTCTATAGCCAGTTGTATCTAATTTACCTTTTACAGTACCTTCTAAATCATATTCAGTTGTTTTGTAAAGATAATCACCAGAGTTATTAACAATTGTTGAAGCGTTTGTTGAAAGGTGGAATCCAAATGTAGTTTGAGCTGCGCTTGAACCTTTAAATTTCAACAAATCTCTATCATATTTAAAATGTTCGTCAGTTGAAAAACCTAAAGTCACTTTTCTAACTTTATCCCCATTAGTGTTTACCGGAGCACCACTAGCTGCGAAATATAAAGTATCACCAGCATCATAGTATTTTGTTTTAAATCTAACACCACCAATATTGTCTTTAGTTGTGATACCTTTAAATCCAGCCGGAACCGCATCTGTTGGGTGATCAACTGCCATTGATAACATGATATGTTTTGATCTTAATTCGTATTCACCATCAGATGTACCAACTTTTCTAGCGATATAACCTGGCATATCTGGGTTCATTGAACATCTAGTAAACTTTTCTAAAACCACTAAATTTTCATCAGTATCATTAAAGTCTCTAACAAGTAAGTCAAACTCACCAGTTTCTAAGTCAATATTTTGTATTGTTATTTTAACATTAAAATTAGAAGCATCTCCATCAGAAATTGTTAATACTTGGAATAAGTCTGAAACTGTTCCACCTCTAACTTCTGAAACTACCATTGAAGAACTTGCAGTATCCCATTGTGTTGCAAAGTTTGTTCCTTCACTAACAGTTACTTCAGTTGTACTTAAACCTCTGATTAAACCTTGTTCGAACAAATTAGCCACCAAATTAGGGTAAGCTTCGTTAACGAATACTGGGAAACTTGTTTTATCTTTGTCAAAAACATCAGCACCGATAACTTTTGTTACATATTTTGTTGATGACGCATCTAATGAACATGTAAATGTTTTTACATTTGCATCAACATCTGTTACACTTAAAGTAAACTCAGACAATGGATTAACATCAATTCCACTTCCAGATATCTGTACTGCAGTTGATCCGGTTACTCTATATGCTAATGTTTCTAATGCATATGAACCTCTAGATCTTAATGATAATACAATTTTATCTGCGTAATCTTCATTTAATGACGCCGCATATTTGTATCTAGTAACATCAAATTCGCCAGTACCACTATCGTAAACAAATAAGTAAGAATACACACCATCAATTGTTGTGTCAGTCGAACCTGTTTTTGTAAAAAATGTGTTATACCAGTTTTTGTTGTTATTTTCACCGATTGGTGATGATTTTTGGGTACCAGTTAATGTTGATGTGTCACCACTCGGAACTAGTCCGATTGTGAACCAATCATTATTAACATATGTTCCACCAGAAATGAATTCTACAACTGTAGTTCCTTCGGTTGATGTTTTACCAGTTAAGCCTGAGTAAAAAGCACCGTTAGCCATATCTGTTGGATCTGTAGTCCCTGTTGTTGATGTTGGTACTGAGACTAAGTCTACAGCCACTCCACCTAATGTTTTTATTCCATATGTGTTCCCTGGTTTGTATCCAGTTAAACCAAGTACTCTTGTTACAAATAATTGATTGGACTCTTGCAAATATGATTTTGCAACATACGGTAACTCATATTTAGGGTTGCTAGCACCATCTTTAACTGGAGATGTGCCCCCAAAATATGTTTTAAATTCGTCAAAGTTAGAGATTAAAATCGGTTCGAATGCTGGACCTTTTAGGGTCTCACCAACTAAACCGAGTGTAGTAACTCCGACACTTTGTGCTACGAATGATAAATCTTTCTCAGATGTGTAGACACCTGGAGAAACGAAAACTCTGTTTGAATTTGCCATTGATAAACGTTTGGTTAAAATATTTTATTCTTATCAAATAAATATCTTTGTTTTTGGCAAAGATTTCCAGAATAAATTGTATTTAGATAGTATTTTATCTTTTTTTATCATTATTTATCTATTAGTATGAAAAACAACAGTAAAAACGTCAAAATAAGTGAAAGACATCACGAAATGTTGAAAAAACATTGTGAAAAAAATGGATTAAAAATTCATAAACTTATTGAAAAATTAATCGAAACACATTGTCCAGTTAAAAAAACTGACATATATGATGAAGATTAGTATAAATAAGTTATACCAATTTTAGAACCAACTACCGGGGTAAATGCTAAAGTTATTTCAGATTGATTGGTTATATTAAAACCAACACCCTCTTCTTCAGTCAAACCATTTATATCCACTGTAACAACGCTATTAATCGCACTTAAAGTATTAAAAACCAATGTTGACCCATCATACACAAAATTTTCAGTATTAACCTGTATTGGTTTACCATAATTGTCAATGAATACACTATTTCTACCTTTGTAATATGTTACAGATATAACATCACCCTCTAATGGTGGTGTTGGGAATGTAATTTTAGATGTTCCAGCAATATGGAAGAAGTCTATATCTCTTTCTTGTAATAAACCATTAATAGTAACATTAAACAAAATACCAATACTTTCACCAACACTAAATTGGGTTTGCATACCATCGGCAGTAAATGTTGTTACAGTTATGTCAATACTCTTATTTATATACTTTTTTTGATAGTTTGTTCCTTTAGCAAATTCATTCATCAAAAAGAATCTACTTACAGCTGGTTTAACTTCAAACTCTTCTTGATCAATTAAAAACCCAAGCATCGTAAATTGATAATTTTGCAAATAAAATCTACGACCATCTATTTGATCAATAGGTGAATTATCTTCAATCTTATCCATAATAATTGGAATATAATGACCTTTAACGATTGTATACGCCTGTCTAGAGGCGAATTTTTGTAAAACTATTTTATTGAAACGATTTAATTCCCTTAATTTTGTACAAACAATTGTTACCTCAAATGAAATATCGACAGGAACTGGTTGTGGGATCTTGTAAACATCGGCACCCATTTGAGTTCCGTTCCAAGTAGCGACAGATGCGTAGTGAAATTGTAATCTTTCCGGAATTGTTCTAACAATTGATGGATTTGTACCCGGTTGAACATCAGGTCTTCTAATAACACCAACAAAAGGAACGCTTAAATTACCATCAGTATCAGAGAACTCCCAAGTATTCATAATTTGAGACCATCTTTGTATTGTCAATATTTTTGGAATTACTGGGATAGGCGTGCCGTCCGAAACAACAACAAAGTTCTTTTTAACAAACTCCAACATTCCATAATCTAGATCATCGTGTAAAACTGAATCTGGTAGATACGTGTCAGATTTTGTTATTTTTTCTAATAACTCTTGTCTTCTTTCGGTCAATTCCTTTCCCTTATAAATTTCTATATCTGTTTTTCTTTTTGGTATCATTTTACACGCCTCTAAATTCTTGATCTTGAGCAATTGCACATGTTATAGTTCTATAATATGGTTTATATCCAAATAAACTATGTTTATTATCAGATGTAACCCTACCATCATTAGTAACTGTGTAATATCTTATTTTGTCTTCTGTCTCAGGGTATGCTATAAAATCACCATACTTTATGTCAACACCAAGGTCAGCTAAATGTCTAATATAAACCGATAGTGTTAAATTACCAGGTTCTAAATATCTCAACATACCACCCTTATAACTACTATTTTTAGGCTCTTCCACTTTAACCAACGCATTAAACTCAATTGGTGGGAAGTATTTAATTTCATCAGCACCCACCTCACCATAAACGTCATCTTTTTCAGTTTTTTGTCTATCAACTCTATATAAAACAAGTTTCATATTCAAGTCACCATGTAGATACTCTTGACCTACATCTAATTGAAAGTCGAAATCTTCCTGTGAGAAAAATTTACTTAATCTAGTTATTGGTAGTTTATTGTTCATAATAATATAAATAGTTTATAATCTATTTGTAATTGTGTATATTTTATATAATATGGAAACTAAGATACCCGAAATAGTTGCTAAAGAAATATTGCTTTCATATGCTGGCTCAAATAACCATCTACTTGATCTGAAGAAAAGGGCGTTAGAAACTAAAAATTTTAACATAACTAGAACTCAGGCCGAGTATATTATTAAATATGAAAAGACGATACCTAAGGTAGCTAGAAAACACGTTAAGATTTTTCAGACATTTGCAGAAAAACTTTGCGAAGACAGATTTTTACCTAAAATACCTGAAGAAATTTGGGTAGAAAAACTTTTGTGTGAAACAGATAAAGCATATCATATATGGGGTAAAATCCTAGAGCATGATAAGTTAAACGCGTTTTGGATGCCTAAAATGGCTATTGTTCAGGAAGAAAAAAAATTAAACAGAATTGTTGATTATTCCCCGTATGATAATAGACCACCAATGGAACATCAAAAAGTTGCTATTGAAAAATTATTAGCAAACAATAAATTTATTCTGGCGGATGATATGGGATTAGGTAAAACTACTGCCGCGGTTATTGGTGCGTTAGAGAGTGGCGCTAAAAAAATATTAATCGTTTGCCCAGCTTCATTAAAAATAAACTGGGAACGCGAGATAAAAAACTATACTGATAGACGAATATTACTAATTGAAGGTAAAAAATGGGGGTCAACATTCGATTTTTACATTATCAATTATGATATTCTTAAGAACTTTCATACAACAGATAAATCCGAAGATAGTGAGGCATATAAGTTGATTACAAATGAAAATTTTGAATTGGCTATTGTTGATGAGGCGCATTTTATTTCAAATGCAACCGCACAAAGAACAAAACTATTAAATGACATTTTAGAAAAGATACCTAAAGTGTGGTTATTAACGGGTACACCAATGACATCTCGTCCAATAAATTATTTTAACTTATTGAAGATCGTAGAATCGCCACTAGCATTAAACTGGCAAAGTTATGTTAGAAGGTATTGTGCTGGTTATCAGTTCAATGTAGGTGGTAAGAAAATATGGAACACTAGTGGGGCTGCGAATTTAGATGAACTTAGGGAAAAGACTAAAAATATTGTTTTAAGAAGAATGAAAACAGATATTTTGGATTTACCTGAAAAAATCATTGCACCAGTTTATTTGGAACTTAAAAATACTTTTTATGATGATGAGTTGGAAGACTTCATGCGCATAAGTAAAGAAAATAGAAAAAATGAAAGTATTAGTGTGACATTGAATCGTCTTATGAAAATTAGACAATTAATAGCTATTGAAAAGGTACAATACACTTGTGAACTTATTGATAAATTTATTGAACAGGATAAAAAAGTTATCGTCTTTACAAACTTTACAGCGACTTTAGATGAAATACATCAAAAGTATAAGAAAAACTCTGTTACACTTGATGGTAGAATGAGTAAAGAAAAAAGACAAGAAAGTGTTGATAAATTTCAAACCAATGATAAAATAAAGATCTTTATTTCAAATATTATTGCTGGTGGCGTTGGTATCACATTAACGGCGGCAGAGACGGTTATTATGAATGATTTGTCATTTGTACCAGCACACCACTCTCAAGCCGAAGATCGCGCTTATAGATATGGACAAAAAAATAGTGTTCTTGTATATTACCCCGTTTTTGAAAACACCATAGAAATGCAGATTTATAATATTTTACAAAAGAAAAAGAACATTATTGATCAAGTTATGGGGGATGGCGAATTTAGTGGTGCGTTTGCAACCGATCTTTTGAAAGATTTACTTTAAATTCGGTATTTATATGAAAAGAGTAATTTAATGAGCACAGTAATCAGCGCCCCAGAAAAAGAAAAGTTATATACCCAAATCCTGCACCTACTTGGTATGCCAGTTAGAGGGGTTGAGTTAACGGAAGAACAAATGGATTCATTCCTTGAGATGTCCGTTAGTGAATATGAACAATTGGTAAACGATTGGTTAATAGAATCACAATGGTCATCCTTAGTTGGAATTGATCTTGACGTCCAATCATTAGCTAGGGCTTTTACTACTAGGGATCTAGATTACGAAACACAGTTTACATATTCGTATTCAAAAATCGTTGGTTTACAAGCAAATGGTCCTTGGGAACTAAAGAAAGATTATTTTTCTATTACAGGTGGAACTCAAGTATATGAAATACCCGCTGGAAGGGAAATCAATGAATTGTTATGGTTTACAAGATCTGAACTAACTGACTCCATTATAGATCCGTTTATTGGTGGTTTTGGTGGCCTAGGAGGCGTTGGTTTTGGTGGTGTGGGTGGATTTGCTCAAGTAGGTGCTTCAGGCTCTTATTTCATGTTACCTGCAAATGATTTGTTAATTAGAATGCAAGATAGAAATCTAAAAAATAGATTGATTGGTGGTGATTTAACATATAGAATTACTGCGGGTCCAGAAGGTAAAAAATATGTACATTTAATGAATACTCCTGGCGGTAAATTTGACTTTGGTTCGATAGGGAGTAATAATAATAATGTGTGGTATTGGTATTATGACACATTTGATAGAGATACATGTCTAGCACAAAACAAAGATGTTGTGAAATTACCATCAGATGTTATGACCAACCAGTTATTATGGGATGAATTAAATAGACCTGCGCAAAACTGGGTGAGAAAATATCTAACCACCTATTGTAAAGAATCTTTAGGAAGAATTTATGGTAAATTTTCTGGTGACTTAAAAGTTCCAGATAGTGATGTTAAATTAGACTATAGTACATTATTAACCGAAGCAAAAGACGAAAGACTTAAGCTTAATGAAGAACTAATGATGAGGTTAGAAAGACTTCGCCCCGATAAAATGCTTGAAAGAAAAGGTAATGAAGCCGAAAATCTTAACAAGTCATTGAAATACAGGGCGATGCCATCTCCGTTTAACGTTATTTAATCCATAGGTATTGCTGCGTGATAAGCGTAGTCGTGACCATTTCTTTGAATGAATTCATCCTCTTGGTCAACAATGTCTTTAACGCTATTCGCTTGGAATTTAACAACCTTTCTGTTGTAATCAACCCAATATGGGTCAACACCTTCGATACTATCTTCAACATACATGAAGAACGGATCTCTATTGATTTTATTCCAGAAAATAACCTCGCTATCTGAAAGCGTCATAACCTCGTCAATACTATCTTGACCACCTTCTTTTAATGGATAACCAGAAACTAATTCACATTGATTTTTAGTGAAATAAACTCTATCCTTAGGATCTTCGATTAAAATATCCTCCCTAATTTCAGGATTAAAAACAACTAATAATGGTTCGATTCTTTTATTGAAAACACTGATGTATCGAGTAACATTATAATCACCAGTCATTTCGGGATTATTAACTAAATCTTTTTCTGTGATCATGTAAGAATTAATCTGAATATATCCAGCTGGCATTGGTACACCGTGTTCTTTCATGAACTCTTCGTTTTGTCTCTTAGTTGGTTTAGTTATTTTTTGAACGTCCCCATCAGTTTTCTTAGCGCCATTGTTTACATAGAATATTGTCTCACCTAAATTTGCGTGGTAGTTATTTTTCACAACTAATTCCATGTGAGCTTGTCTAGACATTGTTGCGCCAGACTTAGTTAATTTTTGACAGTGTTTTTTATATTCTTCAACACCTTGTTTAACTCTGGCTTTGTTAGCGATCTTAGCTAATGGCATTTGTTTATTATAAATTTTTTCAACGGTATCATAATACAAGTTTAAAAACTCAACACCATTACCATTTAATAAATAAACTAATCCCTCATCTAAAAAGTCCACAACATATGATTGCATCTTTTTAGACTTAATAGTATTACCCGTTAATTTGATTTTTTCCTTACCCTTTTTAATCAATTTAATGATATAATTTTTTCTGGAAATATTAATACTCGCTGGAGATATGTAGTCAATATCTAACCCCATTTCATTTCTCATGAAAACGTCATTAAACTCAGCGGTATCAGCTTCTACACCGGAATATTCTTTACCTTCGGTAACTAATTCATTTTTACCTTGTCCAATATACTTGTGTTCATTTATTGTTTCAGGCATCTCAAAGTTAACACCGTCCGTATCCATTACAAGAGGTTTATATCCTTTCTTACTAAAGTACATAATCATCATAC